ATGCTGCTGTAAAAGTTGCACTTGCAAAAGTTGTGTCTGCAAAATCAATTGCAGTTGTAGCAGTTGTTGCTGTAACTGATTGACTTGTTAACTCTTTACCCCCTGAAGGATAGTTACTACCACCTGAAGAACTAACTTCGTTTGTAGCGTCAAATACTGTGCTTGATGTTGTGTATGGATTAGATGTGTACAATGCTATTTTAAAAGTGTTACCACCGGATGCAAAGTTATGCGTTCCTGATGCGAGTTCACCTTTAAATGCGAATGGTACTATATTTGCCATGTGTTATCTCCTTATTTATTGCTTGATGGTGGTTTAGATATTAATTGAGCACGAATTTCCCCATCTTGATATTCGTCTCGGCGTCTTTGACCAATTTGTTCGATCGCATACGATTCTAAAGACTTTTCATATTGTCCTTGGTAGTATTGTAACATATCTACAGGTCCTTTCAAGTACCCATATGTATTTACCAAGCATCCGTATAAAAGTAAATCTGAATATTTATTAGATAGATAAGTGCCTGCCGTGTCTGTTGTTATGCTTGTAGGCTCTTTATCATAAGCTAATGTGATCTCATAAGTTCTATCTGGTGTAGGGGCTACAACCCAAAACTCTTCATCCCAGTTTGCGTAGTATTTAGGTATATCTACAGCGGCTGTCCCTGGTGTAGAGTAATATTCTGCTATAAAACTAGTATCTCTTTGTTCTAAATAAAATTGCTCATTGTCTGAATTTTTAAGTTGAACATATCTGATCGCTCTTAAATCTGCGGGGATAGTTACATATCTATTACCAACAATTAAATTTGATGTTGCATAGTGTACATTTTGATCTGTATCTATTTCTCTATAAACTTTTAATTCAGCGTTTTTAATTAGTCTAGCTAATACAGAATCAGAAAGCACATTGCTATCAACCTCTGTATAGTTTCTTATATCTGTTTGTAATTCTGATAAAGTATATGCCATTATCCGTTTACTACCTCTAATGTTACTGGTCCTGCTGAATTGCTTTGACCACCACCTTTTACATTACCTAGTGTAGCACTGCTAGTGCTAGTTATGTAAAAATAATTTATTGGAAAAGATACAGGATCTGATGTTGTTCCACCTTGAACACCACCTGCAGCATCTATTTGTCCTAATCCAGTAATTGTAAATCCATTTGCATTATTTAAATCACTTACGTTGTCGAATGTTGGAATAGTTGCAAATGCTTGTAAGTTTCTTAATTGAGGTTGTTCAATTAAATCTGATCCAGCGGGTCCTGCAGAAGTTACAATAGGTGGTCCTCTAAATCTTACAACAGAGCCTGCTGCTCTTTGATGATTAGGTGAAAAAACATTTACATAAGTTGTTCCTGCATAAATTATAGATTCAAAAGGATTGTCAGGTAATAATATTAAACTTGTTTTAGAAGCTGGTTTTGGTCTTGGGTTATATAAAGCTTGCGCATCAGATCCAACTGGTTTTGGTTCTAATTGTGGTTGCTTTGCTTCATACTCTGAAGTGTGTACTAAAGAACCATTCCATTCTCTAACCATTTCATTGTAAGGAAATCTTAATCCTGATCTATCGGATATTGCATATGCATATTTACCTGCTGCGTATTTACCCATTATACTCCATCTCCATAAAATGTTTGTGGTGAAATGAAAGTAGATGTACCCTGATTATCTGCATCAAGTGCTCTTAATAATTCACTTTCATATCTACGTTCTAATTCTTGACTTCTATCTGGTGAATATTTTTGACTTAAATAATATGCAAGTCCAGACATCATACAAGGATAAAATCTATTAACTACATCTGATGTAAAATTATAAGAACCAGCATCTTGAATTTTTGCTAGGTAATAAAAACAGAATTGAAAGTTAGACGGTGTAGTTGTGCTTGATACACTTGAACTTGGTGTTGTATATAAAAATATACTTGGATTAATTTTTCTCTCTACATAATATTGAGAAGGTGTACCTTTAGCTAATTTATTTGGTGTTTGTGAATATGTAGATCTATCTATTTTTGTAAGTGCAATATCTACTGGTGCAGTAGCATCAGAATTATTTCTGTAATACGCTTCTAATACTGAATCTATATCTTGTGGAAAATTAGTAGAATCTGCTGCAAAATTATATTCTGCTTGTCCTTCTACTAAAGGTATTTTTGCTAGTTTTACTTTCCAAAGATGAACACCTCTATTGCCCCATTCTTGAAACATTATATTTAAAGATCGTCTTGCAGATCTTAATTGATATCCAGTTCTAGTTCCCATAACACCAGTTCTTTCAAAAGCCTCTTCAATGATGTCATCTATTTGAGGATTATATTCTGTAGTTTCTGAAGTTGGTGGAATTGTTTGTGCGGCATTACCCATACCACTATGAACTGTGCAATAATAAAATAATACAGGTGCGCCTGTTCTTTTAACTGGTGCTACAACAATTGTTGTTTTAGCTCCAGAAGTTCCTGGTGTTCCTGTAGAAGTTACACCTGTTGTATAAGATGCAGCTGGATCATTATTCGGATTAGTTGAAAACGCTAATTGATGTGTATCGTTTGTACTATCAGACTGATCAAATATGTAAGTATTACCCTCTTGTAAATACAAGACAGGAGCTAACTCACCGTTAATATAATATCTATTACCGGTTCCATATTGGGTTGTCCCCGTTGCTACGGTTACTGTGTAAGTTATAGTAGCCATTTAAACTCCTAGCCGTGTAGTAACGTTACAGAAGTAGCTGTTGTTACAATCTCAAACTTCAAAGATGTTTGTGCTCTAAAACCTGTTCCTGGAAACTGCATATATGTAGTTGAACCTGGACCGTTAGTTGTATTAGTAGCTGGAATTAAAAATTCAGCTAACACAGTTGTGTTATCTTTTATCTTAACTGTAGTTGCGGCTTGACCACCTTCTTTAGATACATAAAGACCTAAAGCTCTACCTGGTGCTCCTGTGCCAACTGCATTGTGAACTGCTACGGTTGAAGCTGTTGTTGATTTAATATCTACTGGATATGTACTCATTAATTTTTCTCCTATTTAAATTATGTGTGGGCCGAAGCCCACACTAAATTAATTATTAAGCAGTTGGTGAATCAGATGATAAACCAAAAAACTTAAGTGCTAAAACACCACCAGCTCCAGCTGTTCCTGAAATCACAACTTCGACTTCATCTGCTGTTTCTGTAGCTGCTGTAGTAGTACCACCAGACATTCCTAAAACTCCGTTACAAGGGAAAAATCCTTTGAAACCTGTTGAGTTCATAGCAACAGTGATACCATCAACAAACCCGTCTGTGTCTGCGTCTGTACCAATGTCAACTAGGTTAACTGCGTTTGCAGTTGCACCTGTCATAGTAATTGCTACTCCCATCGGAATGAAATTCGATGGAATGCCAATTGATGCTTCTTTGTGTTCTGTCCCTGATGCAGCAATCGTAATTGATGTGCTGTAAGTTGACAGTTTCATGTCACTTGTTAAGGCACCAGTAGAAGCGTTTTTGATAATTGTATCAAAACCATTTTCTGATCTAACTGGTCCGTTAAATGTAGTATTTGCCATAATTATATCCTCCTAGTTTTCCGAACATAGTCTCTAGGCCGTCGACTATACCGCGTCTATGTTCTAATTAATTGTATAGTGTCAAGAATATATATTATATTTGAGTAGAGTGCAAGAGAGCCTTATGGTGAATGTGCGTTTTCAACGATGTAGCTTTAGTTTACGTAGCTACAGATACGCTTGGTGCTGCATCTTCAACTTTATTGACTGTGTGCGCCAATCTAGCTTCTTCCATCTTAATGTCATTGATTAGTTCTCTCACTTTGTGATCGATTCTAACCATGTCGAGAGTATATCTACCCTCTTTAAGATGATGCTGCTCCCAATCCAGTTCCAGTTGCCTTTTCTGCTTGTAAAGGTCTGAAAGTGTTTGCATCAAGGACCTCCTCATAGGTAATCCATTTTTTAGACGAACTAGTAAATCCGTCTTTTTCCCATTTTACACCTTTTTCTCCTAGTTTGTCAACTATTGAATTTTCAATAGAGTCAGCAGTGTCTTCTGCCTCGACTATAAATCTCGCATGATACCCATACGCTCTTATATTAACTAGAAATTTTTTCATGATTGTCTCTTCTTATACCATAAAAAAAAGGGGCCCGAAAGCCCCTTTTTTAATTGATTATTTAACGATTATGTTGCGTCAGAACCAAATACACCTCTAGGGTCAGAGAATCCAAATACGTATCTCTCTCTAGCTTTGTATCTTACGTTTCCTGTATCGAAGTCACCTTCCATTGAAGTTTTGATAGGTGATCTTACGAAATGCTTAAGACCGTTAGGAACATCTGTTTTAATGAAGAACTTTTTAGTGTTCGTTAAGTAGTGATTCACAGTGTAACCTTGTGGAATCATACCCATTGACGCTAATGCGTTAATGTCATTATCAGCTGTACCTACTCTGCCTGTAGACTTCATCAGTCTTTCAGCAGTAAATTGAAGAGCTGAAGGAAT